AAGTTTTTCAAGTACAGTGGATGGTTTGTTATCTTTCTAATGGTAGTTGGAGTGTTGTGGCTGATTAATAAATTCACTTCTGGTGGAATAATTCTCAAGGCTGGTAAGGCCTTAGGTGTTGGCAGTAAGATATTACCGTAATTTTAGCAATATAAGTGGTCGGTGCATATATGTGGTACCAAATGATACTGTTCGGTATTAGTTTTGTGGTGTTTAGGCAGAGTATTAATTTAAAGAGAGAGTATGGAAAATGATGGTTTAGGCTTGGAACTATTCGATGATGAGTTCCAGGTAGTATTTCAAGAAGACGATGATCCTGCAGAAGGATCTAAAGATAATCAAGAAACCCCCAGTGATGACATTAGTCAGGAGAGCGTAGCTGGCAGAGATGAAGAGGAGGAGTCCTTAGACAAAGAGCCTGATGAATCTTTGCCGAAACTCTACTCTACTCTTGCTAGGGCTCTCAAAGAAGAGGGCTTCTTCTCCGATCTCGAACTTGAGGAAAACGAAGTTATTGATAGCTTCGATAAGCTTGGAGATAAGATCAAACAAGCTAATAATAAGGCAATTAAGGATGCACTCGGATTTGGACTTGAGGAAGTAAATGGCCTCACTGAATTACAGAAAGAGTACTTACAAGCACTAAAAGCTGGAATTCCTCCAGAGCGTTTCGTAGAGAGTAAGCAGGATGAGGTGGCGATTGATTCGCTAACAGATGAGCAGCTTGCAACAAACGAAGAGCTGAGAAAAGAGATTATCACTAGGGCGTATATGTCTAAGGGTATTTCAGAAGAGAAAGCTAAGAGACTTGCGCAAACACACATTGATCTTGCAGAGGATTTGGATGAAGCAAAGTCGGCAAGAGACGAGATCAAGGCCGCAGTAGTTGCACAGAGAAAGAGCGAGATTGAGTATCAGTCAAAACTTAGAGAAGAGCAACAAAAGCAGTATCAGGAATATGAAGGTTCCCTTAAAAAGCAATTCTTTGAAGTTGATAAGATGGGTGAAATCTTTGATGTTCCAAAACAACTTAGAGATAGGATGTATGAATCAATCTCTAAGCCAGTCGCTAAGACTGAGGATGGGACTTTGGTTAATGCAATAACGAAATATCAAATGGAGAACCCAATTGAGTTTCAACATAAGTTAGCGTGGTTCTATTCTATTACTGATGGATTTAAAAAATTTGATACGTTCATAACAAAGAAGGCAACTTCTGCAGCAGCTAAGCAATTAGAGTCTGTATTGAATAGTACCAATTTCGATAGACTGGGAAATGTCTCCAACCCAGGATTTGACGATAATGCAAATTACGGCGTCAAAGATTTCAGGTTCGATGAGGAGGCTTAATATTTTTTTTGTTTTATTTAATAATTAATTTTATGTCTTTAGGTAAATTTCAAATGACTGCCCCAAAAGCGTGGCAGGGACTTACTGACAAAAACCATGTTAGGTCAATCTTCAAAGGTCAGCCACAAGCGGCCGCAAAGAACATGATTCAGCTTTTGGCCTACAATCGTGGTAAATCGTTGGAGAGTTATTTGCAACAGTTCCCTGTGAAGTATTTCGATACTTCCGATGAATTTATTTGGCAATTGATTGGTTCTTCTAGGCGTAACATCAAGCTGGTTTCTGCTCGTGCACAAGGTTCTACCATTACTGGTAGTGACAACAATGTAGGTGCAGCTCAATCACGTTTTGAAGTTGCTTTTGAAGAGGATTGGTTTGCTGATGGAAATCAGATCGTAGGTGAGAAAAATGAGTTGTATCCATTGCGCGTTATTGGCGATGGTAGACCAGAAGGCTCCTATGTATGGTACACCGTTGAGCTTTTAGGTGGTGTTTCTGGCGGTATGCCTGGGACAGAACTTGTAGCTGGGAAACGGTTCTCAAAAGACTTCTCTCCTGTTGAAGAGAAAATGTCTCGTCAGGTCGGTGATATTCACTTCACCTCTCCTACATCTATGCGTAATGAGTGGACTACTCTTCGTATTAAGCACACTGTTCCTGGTAATATCGATGACATGAAGATCCAGATGGGTATTCCTGTTGTAGACAAAGCTGGTAATAAGACTATTATGAGTGGGTGGATGCACTATGTTGACTTCAAATTGGAAGAGGAATTTTCTGAAGAGAAAAATCACGCTATCATCTATTCTCGTACCAACCGTGACTCCTCTGGAGAATATCACAACATTGGTAAGTCTGGTAACGTCATTAAGATGGGATCGGGTATTCGCGAGCAAATGGAGGTTTCCAATACTCAGTACTACGGTAAGTTTAGTATTCGGTATATTGAGGATATGCTCTACAGTTTGTCTCATGCAAAATTAGGCATGGGTGAGCGTAGGTTCGTTCTTCGTACTGGAGAAGGTGGCGCTGCTCAGTTCCACAAAGCAATTACCGATATCGCACAAGGATGGCTGTCTACAGTATCTACTGGTGCTCGTTTCTATGACAACCCTGCTTCTATTAAGAAGGTGAATTCTCCTCTGCATGACAATGCAATGAGTGTTGGATTCCAGTTTGTTGAGTGGCGTGCTCCTAATGGTGTGATCGTAAGCATTGAGGTAGATCCTTTCTACGATGATCCAGTTCGTAATAAAATCCAAGCTTCTGATTTCCGTGGTTCAGTTCCTATGCCTGCAGAGTCTTATCGTTATGATATCCTCTACATTGGTAGCATGGAAGAGCCCAACATTCAGATTGCAAAGATCAAAGGCCAAGAAGAAATTCGCGGTTATCAGTGGGGCTTTAGAAACCCATTCACTGGCGCTATCAACAATGACAACATGTCATTCGACGAAGATAAGGCTGTTATTCACAAACAGTGTACCTTAGGTGCAATCGTTCTTGATCCGTCACGTACGGCAAGTTTGATTCCTGTAGAATTAGCATAAGACAAAAGGGGGAGGGGACAGTATTTAGAAGACGCTCTCCCCCAAATTGTTTAATTAATATTTAATATTTATGGCAGAGAAGGCAAGTGGAGTAGTAGAGAAAGGTGTAGTAAGTTGTTTAGAAGATAAGTCAGTAATCATTAAGTTTTTCCCAAGACCAAGAGGATTTGTAACTAATCCAAAACATATTTTATACGGAGGGATGCTTGAAGGTTCTGTTAAAGTTTTATCAACACCGCTATTAAGAAATGGCGACTACAAGAATGTACTAAGCAATGACGAGAAGGCGTACTTAGAAGAGCATATGGGCTTGGGTAAAGATGGTCTCAGCGTCTATAAAAAAGATAACAACTACTGGGATAGTGTTAGGGTAAAACTTGAGAAAGGTGAAAACCATTTTAACTTAGCATCACCAGATGATTTTATACGTGCGAAGGTAGCACTGGCATATGATGACATTGTAGCCCCTTCAATCGACGAAATTCAGAACAAGCAGTCTTATATGTTTTATGCAGTTAAAGAAGGTGAGAGAGAAAAACAATCAGTTAAATCTCTTACTGCAAAACAAGAAGCATACAAACTATATGGCAAGTACGAAGAAGAGCGTGATGTTCTTGAGTATGTCTGTAAGGCAGTTAAGGGAACGTTAGTCGCTAAGAATACTAAGATGGGTATCCTGCAAGGTTGGATTGGAGATATTATCGAATCTAATACTAAGGAGTTCATTCTTATTTTGAGTGATAAGCAGTTAAGGACAAAGATGCTTATTGATCAGGCTGTAAGGAATAGTGTCGTTAGATTCATTGATGGACAGTATTACTCTGATGAAGGCAAGCCGCTTTCAACTTCAGGTGAAGCTAACCTAATGATGGCAGCTAACTTCCTCGATCAACCTATCAATCAGCCGATGCGCCTAAGGATTGAAAACAAAATTAAAATTGCAGAATAATGACTACTGCTGAATTTTCAAGACAGTTTGATGTTAGGTTTAATAACATAGATAGCAATCTTGCACACAGTGTTACTGAGTATGAGAAGTCTCTATATTTAACCCAGGCGCAACTAGAGATTGTCAAGAACTACTTTAACCCCAAAGGTAATAAATACCAAGAGGGGTTTGATGGTTCTCCTAAGCGGGA